GCTGTACAAGTTTGTAGACCTACTGGCTGTCAACATTGGTAAGGCAAAACAATAATGCAAGAAGAAGCAAAAGCCGTAGTAGACGTTGTAGCAGTGACAACAACAGTGTCAACCCTGATGGGCTGGCTTCCTGCTGTGGCTGCTGCTTTAAGCATTGTGTGGACTGTAATTAGAATCTTTGAGACTGACACTGTAAAAGGTTGGTTCAAGTTTAGAAAGTAAGATAGGCTAGTGTAACAATGGAGTACGTTGATTTAATTAGTTCCATTTGGCCCATCTTTGTAGGTTTCATTATCCTTGTCCTGACAATAGGTAGGCTCATGTCCCGTATGGACGTAGTGGAAGAGAAGGTTAAGACTTTGTTTGACTTGTGGAACAAGAAGAATGATTGATAAGCTCATAGGGCCTGTGACTGGTCTCTTAGACAAGTTTATACCTGATGCTGACACTAAGGCTAAGTTAGCCCATGAAGTCGCTACGATGGCTGAGGAACACGCTCAGGAGCTTGCTAAGGCTCAACTTGAGGTAAACAAGGTTGAAGCAGCGCACAAGTCTCTATTTGTAGCAGGTTGGAGACCAGCAGTAGGCTGGGTATGTGTCTTAGGCATGTTTGGAAACTTTATTACCATTCCGTTTAGTAACTTTGTTTTGGCGTTGTTTGGTATAGACATAGTTATACCTCTGGTGCCTCTGGAGACAATGATGCCAGTGTTGATGGGTATGTTAGGTTTGGGTGCAATGAGGACTTACGAAAAGAAATCAGGAGTGTCTAAGTAATGGCTACGTATAGTTTTCAAAACTTAGTAGACAGATATAACAACTCACCAGCAGCACAAGACTTTGGTGTGTTTGCAACTTATGACCCAGAAACTAATACTTTTATTGAAGATGTAAGTTCTTTTGGTTTTACCGGAGACGCTGCGACTAAAACATACACACCTGACGAGTTTATGGGGCGATTGGGGCTTGAGGGAGGTACGTTTGAGTCAAGTTCGTCTGTAAGCCCTTACGAAGACGGTTCAGCAGCCAGTTCTTTCTATGGAAGTTTTCCAGACACTACAGAAGAAAGAGAACCTTTAGGTTGGTGGGACGTAGAAGACCCTAAAGCTTATTTTGGTATCAAAGGTGAACGTACCGATGAGCAAAAAGATCTTGTTACAAGGTTTAGACAAGAATGGGGTAATGTAAGAGGCGGTGCTGTACTAAACGGTTTAATAGACGGTACTTATACAGCAGAGCAGGTTGAAGACTACTGGGGTGCTGAAAACTTTAACTCTTTGATTAAAGCTGAGGGCTATCAGATAGAAGAGTTTACAGGCACTGCCGATGAGTTTGGCGCTTATCTTGCTTCTCAATGGGACAACATTTCAGAGTTCTTAGGCGGTACTGCTACAGGCCCAGACGGTACTTTAGGATCTATCTCCGCTGACCCTATGCAGGGAATGGGTGGGCCTAAAGGCGCAGAAAGAGGTGTTAGTGTTACTGCTGACAGAATAACACAGCAAGAATACGTAAACGCTATTAGAGCTGCTGCGGAACAAGCTGGGATACCTATTGGTGTCTCATCTCCAGACGGAGCACAGTACGAACTTAACTACGGACAGTTTGACGACGTAGCTTTAGGTGAGTACAAGCAGACGGAAGAGCCTTACACTGCTTTAGACATTGCGGGTCAGTTATTTAGTCAAGCTATTAAAGTAGTTTTACAAGCAGGAATAGGGTCTGCTATTGGCAGTGCTTTAGCAGCTTTAGGAGGCGTACAAACAGCCGCAAGTACCTATAATTCAGCTAATAATATTTTATCTTTTACAAGTACAGCAGATACGGTTGAAAACACTGTAAGTGGTTTAAATAGTATTTTAGATGTTATTAGTTTATACCAAGATGTTAAAAATGTTTCAAACGCTGTTGAAGATCTTGCGGAAGGTATACAGGACTTTAAAGACACTGTTGATCCTGAAAGTGTAGTACCTGAAGCTATTGATACAACTCAAGACGAAGAAGAAGTAGTCTCCTTAGAGGCTGATGAAGAGCTTATGGGAACTACTGAAGAAGTAGTTGAAGTGGTAGAGGAAGGTGGTGGCGTTTATTTAACCACAGAGCAAGAATCTGACTTTAACTTAGGTAAAGACGTAGTTTTAGACGATGGTACTGTTGTAAACAACCAAACTCATGAAATACTGTCCGGTGGTTTTGGTGGGGGAGTCCTTGTAACTCCTACAGAAATAATAATAAAAGATAACGCAGGGGGCGGTGGTTCTGCTGAAGGTGCTGGAGGTGCTGGAGGTGCTGGAGGTGCTGATGATGCTGGAGGTTCTGGAGGTGCTGGAGGTGCTGAAGGTGCTGAAGGTGCTGGAGGTGCTGAAGGTGCTGGAGGTGCTGGAGGTGGTTCTGACAATGGCACTGCTGAATCAAGGCCATGGGTAGTTAGGAATGGGCCGTGGGTTTATACAGGAGAAGGTGGGTATTGGGTTTTAATTGACCCAGATGTTTTAGCTCAAGAAGGTATTGTATCAGAGTCAAACGGTATTTCTCAAGTTTCTGAAGAAATTTATACAAATCCAGATAACTGGGTGGACGTTAAAGAAGACCCTAACTGGACTGAAGACGGTGACTATGTTTTTTCTTCCGGAGAGTTAGGCGATGTTACCGGCGGCGAAGCAGCAGAAGGAGATGTATCTGAAGAAGAAGAACTTTCTTTAATAGATATACTTAATACAAGCTCTTCTGAAAGTTTAGATCAAGTAATTAAGTCGGTTATAGATGGTGACAATGGTGACTCAGGAGACAATGGTGACTTAGGCGACTTAGGAGACAATGGTGACTCAGGTGACTCAGGAGACACTGGTGACTTAGGCGACTTAGGTGACTCAGGTGACTCAGGTGACTTAGGTGACTCAGGTGACTTAGGTGACTCAGGTGACTTAGGTGACTCAGGTGACTCAGGTGACTCAGGTGACTCAGGAGACACTGGTGACTTAGGAGACAATGGTGACTTAGGAGACAATGGTGACTCAGGTGACTCAGGTGACTTAGGAGACAATGGTGACTCAGGTGACTCAGGTGACTCAGGTGACTTAGGAGACAATGGTGACTCAGGTGACTCAGGTGACTCAGGTGACTCAGGTGACTCAGGAGACACTGGTGACTTAGGTGACGACGGTGATAGTGACGGAGACGGAGATGGAGATGGAGATGGCGATGGAGATGGCGATGGAGATGGCGATGGAGATGGCGGGGGCAGCGGTGGCTTAGGTTTGTCAGGGGGAGGTATGTTATCTTTGGATTCTCCTTCTATTTTTAAAACTCCCTACAAACCTTTATCTTACGAAACTGAACTTTTAAAACCCAGACTGTTTGATTTTATAGACTATAATCCTTTTAGGAATAGAAGATGACATATTTAGAATTAGTAAACGGAGTCCTACGGAGGCTTAGAGAAGACCAAGTTTCCGCAGTAGACCAAAACCCTTATTCACTTCTTATGGGTGATTTAGTTAATGACGCTAAAAGAATCGTTGAGGACGCTTGGGATTGGTCTGCTTTACGGACTACTTTAACTATCTCAACCACAGCGGACATCTTTAACTATGTGCTTGTAGGCAGTGGTAATAGGATTAAAATCATTGACGTTATTAACGATACGTCCAACTGGTTTATGACTTATAAAGACACTCACTGGATGGACAATGCTTTTCTAAACCAAACTCCTCCAAAGTCAAGCCCTACGTTCTACAACTTTAACGGTGTAGACTCCAACGGAGACACGCAGGTAGATTTGTATCCTATTCCTAATGCAGTCTATACCATCCGTGTAAACTGCGTACAACGTAATCCAGACTTAAGTGCAGATACAGACAATCTTTTAATCCCTCACATGCCTGTACTACACATGGCGTTGGCTTTAGCAGCCAGAGAAAGAGGAGAAACTGGCGGCAGGTCAGCAGGAGAACTATTAGGATTTGCTCAGAATTACTTGTCCGATGCAATAGCTTTGGACGCTTATAAGCACCCAGAAGAAATGGTTTATAGGGCAGTCTAATATGGCTCAAGACAGACAAAATATAACGATTGCTGCTCCAGCCTTTAGGGGTCTTAATACACAGGACTCTCCTATTACGCTGGACGCTTCCTATGCGTCAATTGCCGATAATTGTATTATTGACCAATACGGACGTATAGGCTCTCGTAAAGGCTTTACGGCTGTAACTACAAGCACAACACCTATAGACGGTAGTAACGGTATTGAGGTTATCAAAGAGTACATTAATCCCACTGGTAACAATGTTATTATCTCAGCGGGTAACAATAAGATATTTACAGGTACTTCTACTTTAACTGACGCTACTCCTGCGGCGTATACAATTACAAATAACAACTGGAAGATGGTAAACTTTAATGATCATCTTTACATGTTTCAAAGAGGATACGAGCCTTTAATCTACTCTGATCATGCGGGTGTTGTAGAAAAGATGTCTTCCCATGCCCATGCTACAGGTACTCCACCACAGGCTAATGAAGTGTTAGCAGCCTTTGGTAGACTTTGGGTTGCAGACTTTTCCGCTGACAAGTCCACTATCTACTGGTCTGATTTGCTTAACGGCTCTGGATGGTCTGGAGGTTCCACAGGCTCTTTAGATATTAGTAAGGTATGGCCTAATGGTTTGGATGAGATTGTGGCTTTAGCCGCCCATAACGGATTCTTTATTATATTTGGTAAAAACTCCATTGTTGTCTATCAAGGGGCCACAGACCCATCTACAATGTCTTTAACGGACACCATAGCTAATGTTGGTTGTATTGACAGAGACACTGTTCAATCTACAGGTACTGACTTAGTATTTATGTCCAGTGAAGGCTTAAGAAGCTTTGGTAGGACTATACAAGAAAAGTCAATGCCCGTTAGGGACATTAGTAAGAATGTTCGTAATGATTTACTTTACATTAACACACAACAAGTCAACAGCCCCCTAAGGTCTATATACAGCCCTGAAGAAGCTTTTTACTTACTGTCTTTCTCTGACTCAAAGTACGTTTACTGCTTTGATATGAGGGCTGCTTTGGAGGATGGCTCCCATAGGGTTACTACATGGTCAGACACGACTCTGAGGGGCTTAGAGAGGCTACAGGACGGTACTTTGTACGTAGGTAACACTAACGGTATTGCTATTTATAGTAACTATCAGGATTACGGACAGCCTTATGATATGTCTTACTTTAGCAACCCGCTGTCCTTTGGGGACACATCACGGCTAAAGATTTTAAAAGAAATAATAATGACTTTTATAGGCGGTCAAGGGGCACAAGTAGTTATTAACTGGGGTTACGACTATACTCAGGCGTATGCTAAACAGATTGTAACTATTAATTCTGGAAGTAAAACTGCATACTTTAACGTAAACGAGTACAACGTCTCTTCTTCAGAATACAGTGCTTCAATTATTGTGGACAGGCCAAAGACTAAAACAACGGGTTCAGGAACGGTAGTAACCATAGGTATGGATGCTACTATTAATCAAAACGCTTTATCTTTGCAGGAAGTTAATATTCAAGCTTTAATAGGTAGGATGATCTAATGA